ATGAAAAGTGATGTAAAAGCAGTTAGAGTTACAGCCACAGGAGCAGTATTTGCAGGTAGAACAAGACTTAGAGGTATCATTTTAGAAAATGATCATGCTACTGATACTCAATCAATTACTCTACAATCAGGTGGAGTAACTCAGTTTTTAGTAAGCTGTCCAGCTGGAGATGTTTTTGCTTTCAATATTCCTGAAGATGGAATTTTATTTGAAAGTGGTATGACTACTTCTGCAATTGGTGCTAACGTTGAAGCGACTGTATTGATTGATAAGTAGGAGGTTAAATGGCTAACACTACCTCTGGAACTGCAACTTTTGATAAAACATTTGCTGTCGATGAAATAATCGAAGAGGCTTATGAAAGAATAGGTATGCAAGGAGTTTCTGGTAATCAATTAAAGATGGCCAGAAGATCTTTAAATATTATGTTTCAAGAGTGGGCTAATCGTGGTCTTCACTATTGGGAAGTTGCAAACAACAATATTACTTTAGTTGCTGATCAAGCAGTATACACAATGTTTAGATCAACAGGTGACGGTACTTCTAGCACCACAGCTGTATATGGTGTGGATGATGTGTTAGAAGTAGTATACAGAAATTCAAACGTAGACTCGCCTCTTACAAAAATAAATAGATCACAATATCAATCTTTATCTAATAAAACATCTACTGGTCAACCTACACAATATTTTGTTCAAAGGTTAATTGATAGAGTTACAATTACTTTATATTTAACACCTGGATCTTCTGAGGCAGGAAAATTTATAAATTATTATTACGTAAAAAGAATTCAAGATGTAGGCGACTATACAAACGCAACAGACGTCCCGTATAGATTTGTGCCTTGTATGTGCTCAGGTTTAGCGTATTATTTAGCACAAAAATTTAAACCACAAATGGTTCAACAAATGAAACTATTGTATGAAGATGAATTTCAAAGAGCTCTATCTGAAGATGGCTCTCCTTCTAGCACATACATTAGTCCTAAAGTTTATTATCCGGAGGCATAATGGCTACATCTTCAGGAAAATATGCAAAATTTATTTCTGATCGATCGGGTATGGAGTTTCCATATACTGAAATGGTTATTGAGTGGAATGGCTCTAGAGTGCATACTTCTGAGTTTGAACCTAAACAACCACAATTACAACCAAGGGCACATACTGCAGATCCACAAGGGTTATTAAATGCAAGACCAGATAGAACAGAGCCAGCTGTCGCAAGGATTTTAACTTTAAATCCTTTTAAAATAACAAATGGTTCAACAACGGTTACTGTGTTTGAAGACAATCATGGCAGATCAACTAGTGATGTAGTGAGATTTAGAAATGCAGAGGGTTCTCTTGGATTAACAAGCACAGATTTAAATAAATCTGCAGGATTTACAATTACTAAAGTTGATGATAATAATTATACATTTACAGCTGCTGGCACAGCAACTGCAAATTCAGATATAGGAGGAGGAAGTGTATCGGCTGGTCCAGTTACACTATCACCATAATGGCAGGATTAAGTTATTCAGGTTTAGTTACAAATATTAGAAATTACACTGAGGTTGACTCTAATGTGTTAACAACAGATGTTTTAGAAAATATAATTTTAAATGCTCAATATAAGATAATGAGGGATGTCCCTATTGATGCAGATAGAAAACAACAAACAGGTAATTTAGTGGTAGGTCAAGAGACTATCAACGCGCCTGCTGGATGTTTATATGTAAGAGCATTACAGGTATATGATTCTACCTCTGCTACTACAGGGGCCAATACTTTTTTAGAAAAAAGAGATGTCACATTCTTACAAGAATATGTGCCATCAACTGAGTCAGCAAAAAGAGGAAAACCAAAATATTATGCTATGTTTGGAGGGGCCACAGGTAATACAGACACTACATCAGGAAGAATGATGTTTGCGCCAGTCCCAGATCAAACATATAAATTTAGGGTGCATTTTGAGGTAATGCCAGATACTCTAAGTTCTTCTAATGCTACTAATTATATTAGCCTTAATTTTCCAAATGGGCTTCTATATGCGTGTCTAGTGGAAACATATGGATTTTTAAAAGGTCCAATGGATATGTTGACACTATACGAAAATAAGTATAAACAAGAGATACAGAAGTTTGCTAGTGAGCAACTTGGTAGACGTAAAAGAGACGACTATACAGATGGAACAGTTCGTATACCAGTCCCTTCTCCGTCACCTTAAAAGGAGATTAGATTATGGCAATAACATCGGCAATTTGTACAAGTTTCAAAGTAGAAATTTTAAAAGGAGTGCATAATTTTACAGCATCTTCTGGCGACACATTCAACTTAGCACTGTACACAAGTTCAGCTACACTAGGAGCAGGAACTACAGAATACATAACAACAAATGAAGTATCAGGATCTGGATACACAGCAAAAGGAAATGCACTTACAAGTGTTACACCAGTTGCTGATAGCACAACTGCAGTATGTGATTTTGCAGACACTAGTTTTACGTCAGCATCTTTCACAGCAAGAGGGTGTTTAATATTTAATGACAGTGCAACAGGTGATCCAGCAGTGTGCGCAATCGATTTTGGATCAGATAAAACTGTAACAAGCGGAACCTTCACAATTCAATTTCCAGCAGCAGACGCATCAAACGCTATCATCAGAATAGCATAAGGAGGAACTCCTTATGTCAAGTACCTGGGGACAAAATTCTTGGGGTGATAACTCATGGCAGTCTAATACTGTAACCATAGCAACTACAGGGTTTTCTACTACTTCTTCAGTTGGAAGCGGTACAAACATGGGTGTACCTCAACAAGGTTGGGGTGGTAAAGCCTACGGTCAAAACGAGTATGGTGAACTTTCAGATAATACTGTATCATTAACTGGTTTTGGATTAACAACTTCTTTAAATTCAGATGGATTATTATCATTTCAATCAAATGGTTGGGGTAGAAATGCTTGGAACGTTGGTCCTTTCGGAGAAAGTTTTAATCCTGTAGTAACTTTATCTGGATTTGGTTTAACCACATCTGTTGGTGATGGAACTAATATGGGTGTTCCTCAAACAGGATGGGGTGGAAGAACTTGGAGTACCGGTGAATGGGGAGCTGTTAATGATAACAGTGTTGAAGTTACAGGTTTAGCATTATCTACAGCTGTTGGTGCAGTAGAGGCGTATAATGAAGTTGGTTGGGGTCGTGATGGCTGGGGTGAAGAAGCATATGGTGAATCAAATGATGCTCATGCAGAATTAACAGGTTTTGAATTACAATCTACTTTAGGTAATAGCACTTGGGGTGCTAAGGGTTGGAACAATAACGCTTGGGGTACGTTTACTCTTGACATAGATGATTTATCGCTTGGTATTACATCTCCTGGTGCATTAACCTCATCTATTGGAACAGCAACCATGCGTGGTGATGTTCCTGATTTAGTTCCAACAGGTCAATCAGCAACTACATCACAAGGATCACTATCTCCTGCAGATGTAATGGGACCAACAGGACAATCAGCAACAGCTTCTGTTGGAGCTTTATCTCCTGCAGATGTCATGGGTGTATCTGGAGTTAGTGCAACAGTATCGCTAGGTGATGTAGCTATCACTACAAATCCTATAATTATTCCTACAAGTTTATCTGTAACATCTGCGGTAGGATCACTATCTCCTGCGGATGTAATGGGAGTAACAGGTCAATCATCAACTTCTTCTGTTGGTTCTCCATCACTTAAAATTGATGCTGCATTTACACTAGAAGGAGTGTCTGGAACATCTTCTGTAGCTGCATTTGGAACTGCTACAGGCTTTGGAATTCAAGCATATCAAGCAGTTGACACAGGTTCAAATTCATCGTATACAAATGTTGCAACCGGATCAAATACGGGTTATACTGACGTTGCATAGGAGAAAAATATGGCATCAACATACACACCTTTAGGAGTAGAACTTCAGGCAACTGGTGAAAACGCCGGTACATGGGGTACGAAAACTAATACAAACTTACAAATCTTAGAACAAATTTCTGGTGGATTTACTCAGCAATCAATAGCTGGTGGCGCACAACAAACTGATTTATCTGTATCTGATGGATCAACAGGTGCTGTACTTTCTCACAGAATGATAGAATTCACAGGTACCATTACAGGAAATCAAGTTGTTACAATTCCTTTAGATGTACAAACTTTTTATATTTTAAGAAACTCAACTTCGGGATCGAATACAGTTCAATTTAAATATATAACTGGTTCAGGATCAAGTGTAACTTTCTCAGCAACTGATAAGGGAGATAAAGTTGTTTTTGCTACAGCTAATGATGGTACAAACCCAGATGTTAAAGAGATTGCTTTAGGTTTAACAGAAATATCTGAAGATACATCACCTCAACTAGGTGGAGATTTAGATACTAATAGTTTCAATATAGCTTTTGATGATGCACATGGAATTAATGATGAAAACGGAAACGAACAAATTATTTTTCAAACAACATCATCAGCAGTAAACCAATTTGATATTACTAACGCTGCAACAGGTAATGCACCTAGCATATCTGCAACAGGTGGTGATACAAACATTAGTTTAAATTTAGTTGCAAAAGGAACTGGGTCTGTTCAATCAAATGGATCAGCAGTTAAAGTTGCAGGTAAAGAAACTATTTGGGTTCCTGCAGTAGCTATGTATCCTAATACTACAGCAGGTGCTGGAGCATTAACACAAACAGAATTATCAAACGGACCTGAAATTAAAGCGTTGCCTTTTGATTCTAGTACAGATGAACACGCACAATTTGCAGTTGCTTTTCCTAAATCATGGAACGAAGGCACAGTAACATTTCAAGCGTTTTTTACAGCTGACTCAACAAACACAGGTACAACTAAATGGGTTGTTAACGGTGTGGCGTTAGCTGATGACGACAGTTTAAATACTGCTTTTGGTACAGCTGTAGGACCAGCTGCAAAAGCCATGAGTGGTACAGCAAATGATTTAGCAGTCACTGCAGAAAGTGGCGCAATAACAATAGCAGGCTCACCAAGTACTGATGAATATGTTTTCTTTCAAATAATGAGAGATGTATCAGAAGATGATTTATCTGCTGATGCACTCCTTTTAGGAGTTAAATTATTCTTTACTACTGACGCTGCTAACGACGCGTAATAAAAGGAGTATAGAGTATGTCATCATTCGGATATAGA